AGATTGTGTATCTAGAGTGCGTTTTTGCCCGCTATTTGACAGTTTGGAAGGGGCTATGGGGGTCCTGGGTCCTGCGCTCTAGATGAAATGCTCTCAGAAAATTATGTCAAAATTCATTGAGGTACATTTGTTCTACTTCATACGGTTTTTGACACCAAACCTGCTTAACATCCTCAACATAAGGAGGAAACCATTTATCTACCTCCACACAATATGACCAATTAACAGGTGTAAAACAATTAAACAGAATAACAGAAGCAAAAGCAGAGACATGATTCCATATGGTAAGCATTACATCACCATCTTTGTATTATCGTTTGGTTCTGGAACATCAAAGAACTTATCTTCTTTCAATTCATCAGGAAGACCATACCCTCTGTGTTGTTCATCCATATCAAGACACCATTGTTTAAGTGCCTTACCTGTATCTGTGAACTTAGCCACCCCTAAAGTACGCCAAGCATCTAAAGGGTCTAAACGGTATGTCGCTGCATTCTTGTAGTAACACATAAATCCATTAGGACCTTCTCTAGTTTTATGGTATTCAACTTTAAAATCTTTATCGTTAAGGTGAAAGGGTATTCTTTTCATGATAATTAATGATAACTACTTATGACACTCACTTCACTCACGTCACTCACTACGTTCGTTTGTTCGTTCGTTTGTTGATCAAACCTATTAAGTGTCAATTTTATAAAAGGGGAAGATTTGTCATCCTCCCCAGTCACAGAAAGTCGAGTCCACCCTCTCTCCTCCCTGTAATAGGTGCCTACCGCATTAAACCCAGTTAGGGACTATGTTTTTAGTATTAGCTCTAGAGGCAGCTCTTTGGTCAGAATTCATACCTAAGACGAGGTGATTAGCAGACTCTTGAGGGTACTCAATTGTGTCAATTAGTAGTTGAGTAAACTCTTGAGCTTTACGTTCACGGATGACATCAAGGGCAGAGATTGACATAGCATCTGTAAAATATTTAACACCTTGAGCTAAACAGTCAAGCCTGTCATCGTGTTTAACTGCGCCTTTTTCACGGCACATGCGGCTCATCTGATAGAAGAGCATGTAGAGGATACGCAATTCTGGGGGAGCGTCTTTGTTTGAGGTGTAATCCCAATCAATAACAGAGCGATCCACAACAAGACGATGCTGGTTGAGAACGGGTTCCAGAGCGTCGATAATACGGTCTTCTTTTCTGACGTTAGCGCGGACTTCTTCAACATCTACTGATTGTTTAGTTTGTACTAGGTGTTTTTTAAATAGTTCAGCGACGATACCATCACCGAAGTTAGTTTCTATAACTAATTTGGTAACATTATACTTGCGACACCCCTTGAGGATATCGAGAAGCGTTGTATCACTGTACCCATCTCTGTAAGCACGCATTTCGTGCAAGTACAAGAAACCGTTGCGTTGCGAGATATAAGCTGCTGCTGTTTCATCTGTACCACGACCCGACGGATCAACTGAGCAGATGCTTTCTTGGTAGGGATTCCATTCTCCTTGTAGCTGCATTGGACTGTAGAAATAATCCCCAGGTAGTCCGACAGTCGGTAATTCCTTGATGACATTTCTTGGGTCAGAGCACCAGACGACAGAGTCAGGAGCGGAAGTTGGATTAACAGAGGTGACAACAAGATCTGCCATTTTAAGGGGGAACTTTTCAGCGTCACTAAGGGACGTGTCAAGCATAAATTGGAGCATGAAGTTAGATCGGCCCATAGCCGCTTCACGCTCGATAAGGTCATCTTCATTAAATCTATCTGGGTCAGTTACTTGCCAAGGTTCAGCACCCATATCAACATCTTCTTGAAGTTGAGGTGCTATGAGACCTTCGTAGTTAGTTAATTTACGTGGGTAACGTGCAGGCCAAACAAATGGTCTGTAGTTACGTTCTGCTAGTTTTCTGTAGACGGTAAAGACAGTCTGTGGTGTACCAAGGTACATGATGCGACTGTCATTTTTAGGAGTAAGAATTGACTCAGCTTCTGTACAGAGTTGAAGCAATTTTTCTCTCATAAGTTCCGTCATTGAGTTACCAGGAACCTCCACGTCATCAAGGATCATCAGGTCTGCACGACTACCCGTCAGCTGACCAGTGATACCTACTGATTTGACTGAGGGGGCCTGGTGAGGACTACAATTAACATCAAAGCTAATACGACTCCAGCGACTATCATCTGATTTAGGTTGTAAGTGAGAGAGCCAAGGCGTCTCAATGATTAGTTTTTGTAAGAAGATTGACATGTTATCTGCACGTTCTTTAGACGCAGAGATAATCATGATCTTCTTTTCTGGGTCTTTAAATAGTGTCCACAGAACGAAAGCACCAGTAATCCAAGATTTACCTACACCACGGAATGCTTGTATCTGTAAACGCTTAGGGCCGTGCTGTAAGTAGTCTGCAATAGCGTATTGAGCACGGGTAGGCGAAGGAAGGTCAAGCTGCCCCCAGAGGGCCTGGAGAAACAGCTTGAAGTCTCCTTGTAACGCCTCTACGACGTTATCCATATATTATGCGTATCCACCAATTGCTAAAGCAGCACCTTTTTTAGGTTTTTGACGATCTAACTGACGTTGTGCAGCTCCCATAGCACCAGGAGCACCATTACCAGAAGCTGGTGTATATGAGGATTTAGATTTAGATTGAGAGGATTGACCAAGTGCTTTTTTAAGCAAAGCCTTTTGGGTTTTAGTACCTACTTTTTCAATCATTTTACGATTAGACTTAGCCCACTTAGACAGGTTTGAATCTTTTTCTGACTGTGTTGGCTTAGCCTTTCCTGCACCAGTTTGTGGTGTACGTACACGTTGAGTACGTGCAGGTTGTCTAGTGGTAGCAGTAGGTTGTTGGGTAGCAGTAGGTTTAGTAGGTTGCGTTGAAGCTTGGGATGATTTATTAGGGTTAAATGGTTTACCGTCAACACCCATCAAACCAACACGTTGTACCTGTTGAGCTTGGCCTTGACCTGATCCAGATGGATCGCCGCCAGGCCCAGCAAAGTTTGGATTACCACCTGGAAGACCAGTAAGACCTTGTACAGAACCTGGGGCATTGACACCAGGAATAACTGGTTCTTGCAGAGGGTTTCCATACATATCTTTAGTTGGTGAACCCATTCCAAGCATTCTGCGAAGGTAAGCCGCAGATTCATAAGCAATTGAGTTCACAGCAGGTGCAATTAGATGATCTGTTAGAGCACCAGCTACTAGACCTGCAGCACCACCTTTTAGTAAACCACCAGCGAGAGACGCACCACCAGAACCGATTCTTGTAACCGAACCACCTCTAGCTACCGGTGTACGTACCGTACTGGAACGTGAACCTTGGGCTGCCTTATTAAGTTTAGCTCTTGCTTGATCTCGCCTAGTAGATTGAGTGCGTCCATCTCTACGCGAATCTCTGGGAGTATCACGAGTAGCAGGAGGCAACTGTCTTTGGCCTGTACGTGTGGAATTAGTCCGTGAAGCTTGTTGTGTACCAGTACGTGACTGAGTACGATTAATATTGGTACGACGTGTACGTGTATTAGTTGTCAATGCACCACCTCGTCGACCAGCAGGGAGCTGTCCTTGTGGTTCGACACGTACATTAACCTTTTGTACACGTTGTGAAGTCGGTTTACTAGAACCTTGTCGAACAATTGCACGTTGTTGCTTAAGTAGGCGTTGCTGACGTGCCCGCACTGATTCAGTACGCTTTCTACCTTTTGACTTTTTAGCCATTATTAATTAATATGTGAAAGAATAAGCCCTTCTCTAAGAAGGTTTTGTCCAAAACGCTCTCTCATCCAAGAGCGCCAATGTGTACTTCCTTTTTCCTGATTACATTTAGAGCAGGCACAAACGAGATTGCTTGTAATATCCTCACCGCCAAGGGTGCGAGGATGAACGTGATCCAAAGTAAGTTCGTGTAATTCATAAGTTTCTCCACAATAAACACATGTACAGCCGAAATGTTCTTTGATGCTGCGCCTCCAAAGGCGCTTTGCTTCAGAGGATGTCATGGTTATTAGGTTGTTAAGGTAATGATCAGGAGTTGGAAGTAAAGGGGTCATGCGTACTTAATTTTCATGCGAGGTCTGCGTCGGTTAGTAGAGGCTTTCTCTAACTTTCCTTTGTTTGGACCTGTATGTGAGGCGTCTTTGCCGTCACCATTGCCATAAGTACCAAGTTTTCGGTTGAGCTTGTTAGCTGCAACACGAATTCTTTTACCCTCTTTTGTTTGGTTGTATTTACGCTGTTGAACACGCCTACGTTGAGCAGCTTCAGGATGCCGTTTGTAGTAATTAGATGTGCTGCTTTTTGCCATAAAGTCTGCTCTGTACAAGTTCAGGGTCAATAGAAGGCATAATGCTGGCTAATTTGCCCAAGGCAGTACCTTCCATAGCTACCCCGCTAATGTCGTTAGTTTTAAGCCAGTCACAAGCTGCTTTTAAATCTTGTGTAGTAGCTTCACCCGACTTAATACGGTTTAAAAACTCTTTTGTAAGAAGGTTATGCAGTTCGTTGAACTGATCTTCTGTTGCTTTTTTATTCGCCATCTGCAGGCTTAGCTTTTTTTACACGCTTTTTAGGTGGTGCATCTTCTTGTAATTCGACAGGTGCATC